TTACGAAATAGGATCTAAACCTACGTATTTAATGAGAGCAATAACTTTATATTTTGGTCTATTATCGAATGCCTGTCCGCTTCCTGTTTTTTGTGTTTTAAAAGTATGACTATGATTTCCAGTAACATTTGTAGTAATACTATGAGTATGATTTCCAGCAGGGTTTACAGAAATACTATGTGAATGTGTTCCTGCATAATTAGAAGTAAAACTATGATTATGACTACCAGCTCCTAAAGTGTTAACATATTGATCAATACCACCAGTGTGTCCTCCCCATTCTCGAACACTAGTATCTGGTCTATTAGGTGTTAGGTTATAATCATTAGGAATTCCGTGTGTGTGATGCCCATTAGTTGAAGTAGAACCAGTATGTCTATGATTTCCAGCAGATGAAGTTCCACCTGAATGCGTATGATTTCCAGCAGTTGAAGTTCCTCCAGTGTGTCCGTGGTTTCCATTTGTTGAAGTAGAACCAGTGTGATCATGAGGAGGTATTTGTGCCTGAGTTAAAGTTCTAGTATTGTCTCCACCTGTTTTTCCAATTACATTATAATCTGAATTGCTAGGATCGTAAATCACAGGGAAATGTCCAGATAAAATTTCACATAATTCCCATCCTTCAGGAATGTCTTCAATAGCTCCCACATAAGGTAACCTTACATCTTTAAAAAATGTAGTGAACATTTGGTTAACAACACCTTGTATGAATGGTTTTAATTCAGAAAAATTAAATGTTTCTACTCCAGAAGTTCCAAATTCAGCTCTTCTTCTCACATAAGCCGATTTTTCGTCTCCTAAACCATCGCCATCTTGATCTGTTTGATAAGTAACCTGTTCTTTATCTTCTATAATAGTTACATTAGATTGAATAGGACCTCCTGTAAAAGGTAAAATCTCTCCTTTATAAACAATCATTCCATTAGTAACATTACTCCCTTGGGTGGTCACCCCAGATAAAATATAAGTGTCACTTCCGCCCAAAGCAGTTAAAGTAGCAGCCATTTGACTTTGACCTTGTAAGAAATCTAAAGTTTCAGTAGCTAACGGAAAACCTCCGTCAAATAAATCTAATCTATTCATTTTGTGTAGTTATTTTATATGTTTTACTAGCTAGTTTATAATAATTTATTAAAGATCTCATTCGAATATCCTCTTCATCGGATACAGAAATATCTGAAGGAAGTACAACAACAAAATCAACATCTTTAAATTCTAATTCAGTTTGATTGAAAATGTATTGTGTATTTAAATAAATATCTTTTTGATCTTCATGTGGATAAACATAAGTTGGGTTGTTGAACAATCCGTCTGAGATAAATATTCTTCGTTGTGTTTTATCAAACCTATCATTTAATACCTTTTGAAGGTATACAACCTGGCCATTATGGTTTATTTTATATAATGTTTCTGTTCTATATCGTTTAAAAACTTGATACAGTTCAGTCAAGGGTTTTATCAGAGATTTTAGAAAATTTATAATCTTTGATTTTCGTTTGAATGTTGGAAGCAATAAACTAATCTGTTTATAAAAATCCGTATCATATATTTTATAACGTGACATCTCTAGGTATCCAATTAATGGTTAAGTTTTCTTCTTTGATTTTCATATGCCCTGCATCAGATTGATATGTTTCATTAATTGGCGTCCAATCTTCTTGATTTCCAAATTTGTAGAAAGCTTCTTTTATAACGGGCATTTCAATTCCTTGTACTTGTTGTAATTGATCTGTAAGTTTTGTTAAAACAAGTTCACCATTAAATTCAAATTCTTTTAAGTACTGTCTTAATTTGTTTTGTAGAGGTTCATTATCAGAACCATCTAAACGAGCACCACTAGCATCAATTTCTAAAGGATTATAATAAGCGTCTATTTCAAGTTGTAAAAGATCTGCATCTCTATTAATAACAACTACTTTTACACCAGCATCTCTAATCAATTTAATATATTGTGTAAGTGCTGCTTCCTGAGTATCTGTAAGTTTTGTTCTAACTGTATTGTTCTCTCCTGCAACTTTTACATATAAAATTGAGTTAATTTCTACTACAGCTGCGTATTTTACAACTTTTGCATCTTCAATTTGTTTTACAGTTAACCCATCATTGTCATAAACATCTTTTTCATTAAGTTCATGACCAAACTGAAAATCAAGTACTTTTTTTCTGTACCAGCTAGGTTTATGGGGTTTTAATAAGTATAATAACTCTTCTATTTCTAGCTTTAATGTGTCGAAAAGCTTTTCTATTGTCCAAAAGCTTACTGAAATAATAAATACAAATAATCGCCAAATAGAGACTTTAGAGTTGCTTGTTAAACTATCTTTTTCATTATTTGTTAATACTTCTAGTGCATTTAATTCAGTATCGGAATTAATACCCTCAAGAATACTTTCTTGTATTTCATTAATACTTCTTGCCATGATGCTTAATTATTTAATAGATGTTAATTTGTTTTCTATTTTGTATACTCGGAGACAACTACCAGTGTAGCTGTCTTTTTCCAATGATACTTAGCTCATTACGAGAGCTATTTCGTGGGGCATCTCATTTAAGAGTTACCTTTTGGAGTAGCTCATTTAAGAGCGACTTTGTTTGTAAATGATTTTGTTTTCTATTTTGTATCCTCGGAGACAACTACCAATGTAGCTGTCTTTTTCCAAGGATACTTAGCTCATTACGAGAGCTATTTTGTGGGGCATCTCATTTAAGAGTTGCCTTTTGTAGTAGCTCATTTAAGAGCGATTTTGTTATGAATGATTTCGTTTTCTGTTTTGTATCCTTGGAGACAGCTACCATTGTAGCTGTCTTTTACCAAGGATACTTAGCTCATTACGAGAGCTATTTTGTGGGGCATCTCATTTAAGAGTTGCCTTTTGGAGTAGCTCATTTAAGAGCGACTTTGTTATGAATGATTTCGTTTTCTATTTTGTATCCTTGGAGACAACTACTAGTGTAGCTGTCTTTTTCCAAGAATACTTAGCTCATTACGAGAGCTATTTTGTGGGGCATCTCATTTAAGAGTTACCTTTTGGAGTAGCTCATTTAAGAGCGACTTTGTTATGAATATTAGGTTCTTTCAAAACTAATTTTATACTCTTCATTTTGATCTATAAAAACTCTCAGAGTTTCAGAAAAAGGAGATAAAATTGTTTTTTCTTTATTTGTTAATTGTAATCTTAATTTGATATAAAAATGTGCTTGTGAACGGCCTTTTTTTCTATAAAGTGTACTCTCATTTGAATTTTTCATTCCTTGAGCAAATAGAACATTTGAAGGAGGAAGTTCCTTTTTGAAAAAATGCTCTAAACCAAAATCTAATACAACCTTACGACTAGAAATAGGTATTACGGTGTTTCTTTTACCTTGATCTTCATAATGATAAAATCTTGCTTTTTTAGTAAAAAGAAAAGGTTTATTAGTTACTTTATCGTAATAAGTAATTTTCTTTTTTGATTTATATCGGTACAGTAATATTTTAGGATCATACTTTAAAATATCATCTGAACCATTGATCAATTCACATTCTAAAAGATTAACATTACCTGAATAAGAGCTTTTAGGATCGTTACTATAATTTTTAACATAATCTCTAGATTTACTTCCCCAAGAAAAATTGAATTCTGGAAAAATGTTCTGATTATTAGTTGAATCAATAGTTATAGTATTATTAACAGGGTTTACAGTTGCACCGTTAAAAATAATCTGATCATTTGGTTTAGTAACATTGATTGTACGAATACCATCTGAAATTCTACTAAAATTATTTAAACTAAGATTGGCTAATTTTGTTTTGTCTTTATCTGTAAAATCATTACTAGATAGTTGTTTATCACTTTCTTTATCTACTTTATCGTCTAAATTATTTTCAATTTCATTGATTTTATCGCGAGTAGGTGTGAACTCACTCACGTCTAGTTTATCGTCTAGATTACTTTCAATTTCATTGATTTTATCGCGAGTAGGTGTGAACTCACTCACATTTAGTTTGTCGTCTAAGTTATTTTCAATTTCATTGATTTTATCACGGGTAGGAGTGAACTCACTCACATCTAATTTATCATCTAGATTACTTTCAATTTCATTGATTTTATCGCGAGTAGGAGTAAACTCACTCACATCTAATTTATTGTCTAAATTATTTTCAATTTCATTGATTTTATCACGGGTAGGTGTGAACTCACTCACATCTAGTTTATCGTCTAAATTATTTTCAATTTCATTGATTTTATCACGGGTAGGAGTGAACTCACTCACATCTAATTTATCGTCTAGATTGCTTTCAATTTCATTGATTTTGTCACGAGTAGGTGTGAATTCACTCACATCTAGTTTATCGTCTAAGTTACCTTCAATTTCATTGATTTTATCCTCAATTATAGAGAAATCACTACGTTCTACTTTCTCTTCTAGATTACCTTCAATTTCTTGAACTGTATTTGATAAATCTTCATAATCAACTTTGTTGTTAATTTCTTCATTTACCTGGTCTAATTCATTTCGAAGTTCACTAGAGTCGATTTTTTCGCTAAGTGATGTGTTTAAATCATCTAATTCTTCTTGTAAATTTTCAATACTACTTATCGGTAATGAAGTAGGGATTTCTGGTTGATTAATTGTAATGATTTTTTCATCTACATTTATCGTAACTCCTTCAAAAGTAAGTTTATCTGCTTGTCCATTTGCAGTAATTATATTTTCCCCGTCAGAGATAGATGAAAATGTATTACTATTGAAATTAGCTAACTTTTCTTTTTCTTCAGTTGAAAAATTTTCATCAGAAAGTTGTTTGCCATCTACAGCATTAACTTTGTCCTCTAAATCTTGATTAATTTTAGTTAATGTTTCTTCAAGTTCTTCAATATAACTTATTGGTTTTGTTTCTGGAGCTATATAATTACTTAAACTGGCTAACTTTTCTTTTTCTTCGCTTGAAAAATTTTCATCAGATAATTGCTTTCCTTCAACATAATCAACTTTGCTTTCTATGGCTTCTTGTAAACCATTAATATCAGTGATTTCGTGAAATTCAGGGTGTATATAATTTTCTAATTCAGTTAGTTTCTGCTTTAGAACTGTTGTGAAATTTTCGTCCGATAATTGTTTTCCTGCTTCGTTGTTTACCTTTGAATTTAAAACTTCTACTAAACCATCAATAAAATTTTGAGGCATAGTATTAGGAAGTACAAATTTTTGTATTTCTGCAGTTTTACCATCAGAAAAAGTAAAAGATACATTTCCATTATCAAAAATCGTATAGTCGGCGATAATATTTCCATCATCTTTATGATGAAAACTATCTAAAAGATTTGCAAATTGATTTTCAGTAGGTTTGTCTCCAGTTTGGAACCAACTCTTTAATATGTCTAAACTTGTTTTCATTTAATTTTTATAAGGGTTAACGTTAAATAATTACCGAAACCGGTCCCGTATCAATAGATTCTTCTCTAACTTTTAAAGTGAAATATTCCATTCTAATCTTTAGTTTACCTTTTAGCGTATCTATTATTTTGTTTGGTTCACCAATGAGTTTTATTCCTTGTTGAAAATTGCGTGTATATGCTTTTAAATCTTCATGCCTAATAAATAAAGGTGTGTTATTAATAGATGGATTTTCAGCTGAATAATTACTAAGATTAGCTAATAAAAATGTATGAAATGTTCTTTCATATGGTGATTCTTTAGTTAAATCTGCAAAGGCTAAGGATAAAACATATCCATATTCTGTAAAAGGTTCTGTGTACCCAACTATAGTGACGTTTTTAGGTATAATAACACTATTTTTTTCAGGGTTTTTTAAGAGTGTTATTGTTTTTATTTCTTTATCATCTTTGGTGTTAAAATATTCTAGATCGATATCAATTTCAATAATCGAACTATTATTTTCTACAACAATTATGTTATTATCAGTATCGATTTTAGCTCCTTTAAAAACTAGCTGATCTGCTTGCCCGTTTGCCTCAATACTATTTTCACCATCAGTAACACTAGAAAAAGTATTGATATTAAAATTGGCTAGTTTTTCTTTTTCTTCAGTAGTAAAGTTCTCGTCTGAGAGTTGTTTACCGTCGATATTGTCTACTTTACCATCTAAATCCTGATTTATTTTAGTTAAAGAATCTTCAAGCTCTTCGATATAACTTATGGGTTTTGAATCTGGAGCAACATAATTCTCTAAGCTAGCAAGTTTGGCTTTTTCTTCAGTAGTGAAATTTTCGTCTGAAAGTTGTTTACCGTCTGTAATATCTACTTTGTTTTCAATGATTTCTTGAAGTCCTTCTATTTCTGTAATTTGATGAAATTCAGGATGAATATAATTATTCAGATCTTCTAACTTCTGTTTTAATTCTGAGGTAAAGTTCTCTTCAGATAGTTGCTTACCTGTTTCAGTGTTAACTTTAGAATTTAACGTATTTACAAGACCATCAATAAAGTTAACAGGCATTGTGTTTGGTAAAATGAACTTTTCAAAAGAAGCGTTATTACCATCAGAGAACGTAAATGAAATATTTCCATTATCATATATTTTATAGGATGTAATAATATTTCCATCATCTTTATGATAAAAACTATCAATAAGATTTTCGAACTGATTTTCTGTTGGTTTATCACCAGTTTGAAACCAGGTTTTAAGAATATCGATACTTGTTTTCATTTGTTGAGTTTAAAAAAGTTTAATACACCATAACTGCTGAAGCCTGTGCCCATATTCTAAATGGAGAGCTTGTAAAGTTTAGTAGTAATTTATTTTTATCAGTTTTATTAGGAGTTTCAGATAATGGATAATCGAAATAATCTCTTGGATACGTTTCTGTTTTTGAATATGATGTTTGTATTGGCTTAGAACAATCTATTTCAATATTTTGAGTGATGAATTTTACACCATTCGCATTATGTGTAACCAAATCTGTTATTAAAGTGATATCGTTTATGTAACTAAGCTTTGTTTGATCAAAGTTTATAACTGATACATTAAATAATGGATAAGCAAAATTTAAATTTCTAATTAAGCCAAGTTCTACAGAAAAATTAAACTTATCCTGTGTAACCTGAACGTTATTAGGGATGTAACATCGAATAGAACAGTTAATTTTTATTGTGTTAAAACCTCTAAGTAACTCATATGCAATAAAAGATTGATCTAATAAATCTATTTTTCCAGCTTTTAAGTCTTCAGGATCATGGAACACAGATTTTGAATCTTTATATATTTTTAAGCTTTGGTTTCCTAAATCAGCAAGTTTTTGTTTTTCGGCTGTTGTAAAATCATTTGTAGATAATTGTTTTCCTGGAACTTTATCGACCTTATTATCTAATTCAGATTTCACATCAGCGATTTTATCGTCAACTTGACTTTCATCTAATTTATTATCTATATCTAACTTAATTTGGTCTAACTCATCATGAAATTCAATACCGCTAATTTTGTCATTAATTTGCTCTTCTAAATTTTGAATGTATGGCTCTAAGGCAGCTTCATCAATTTTATTATTTAAGTCTTCGTTTATAGAATCCAATTCAGATTTCACATCAGCGATTTTGTCATCAACTTGACTTTCATCTAATTTATTATCTATATCAGATTTAATTTGATCTAGTTCATCATAAAATTCAGTACTATCAACTTTATCATTAATTTGCTCTTCTAAATTTTGAATATAAGGCTCTAAACCTCCTTCATCAATTTTGTTATTTAGATCTTCGTTTATAGCGTTTAATTCTATTTGTATATCTTCTTGACTCGCTTTTTCATCAATAGACATATAAATACTCTCAATTTCTTGTTGAAGATCTTCAATCTTACTCATGGGAATATTTTCTGGAAGAGTACCGCCTTCTACTTTTATAACTTTTAGATCAGGATCTATCGTTACTCCATCAAAAACAATTTGATCAGCCTGTCCATTAGCTTCTATAGTGTTTGTTCCATCAGAAATGGAAGCGAAAGTATTGATGTTGAAACTTGCTAGTTTTTCTTTCTCTACTATTGTAAAGTTTTCATCAGAAAGTTGTTTTCCTTCTACGATTTCGACTTTAGTTTCAAGGTCTTGGTTGATTTTTGCTAAAGTATCTTCAAGCTCTTCAATATAACTTATTGGTTTTGAGTCTGGAGCTGTGTAATTTTCTAATCCTGCTAATTTTTCTTTTTCTTCAGTACTAAAGTTTTCGTCAGATAATTGCTTACCAGCAACTATATCTACTTTACTTTCAATAGCTTCTTGTAATCCTTTTATCTCTGTTATTTGATGAAACTCTGGATGCACATAATTTTTTAACTCTAAAAGTTTTTGTTGTAGTGCAGTAGTAAAATTTTCATCAGATAATTGTTTGCCAGTTTCAAAGTTTACCTTACTATTTAATGTTTCTACTAAGCCTTGAATAAAATTTTGAGGCATGGTGTTAGGAAGAACAAACTTTTCAATTTTGGCTGTATTTCCATCGGAAAAAGTGAATGAAACATTTCCATTATCAAATATTTCATAGTCTTTTATTAGGTTACCATCATCTTTGTGATGAAAGCTGTCTATTAAATTTTCGAATTGAGTTTCTGTAGGTTTGTCACCAGTCTGAAACCAGGTTTTTAAAATGTCTATACTAGTTTTCATTTTTCTTTTTTGATGGGTTTTTTAACTATTTTTTAATAAAAAGGATTTGTCTGATACAATAATGTCTACATCATCTAGAACTATGTTACTTTGACCTTCAACTTTAAAACTTGATCCAATAGTCCAATATCCAATCCCTTGAAGTCCTTGAGTTATATCTTCTTCGTTTTTTGTTAATCCAGATGCAGGTAATAAACTCTGACGATCGTAATAATTTTTGATAGTAGGATCTGTTGTTGCTTCATCTGGAATGATCAGTGAAGTGCCAACTACCAACTTATCTGTTGGAGATAAGTTATTTGCTTGCGCGATTAATATAGCGTTTGAAGCAATTCCTGTGGTTTGTATAGCGATATCGAAAAACGACTGATTGTTTCTAACTGTTACTTGATTTTTCATAAGTAAAAAACATATTTGATTTAACTAAGGTTTAATAAATTGAATAGGAAGCATTGTGATGTAAGGAGGAAGGTTGTTGTGTGGTTGGTCTTCTCCAGTAATACCAGTTCCCAGAGTATCAATTAGATTGGAGTTGTCACTAGCTTCATGGTCGTGACCAGAAAGTCTATTATCACCTTCGTCCCACCAATTAAGGCTTGTACCTCCAATAGTAAGTCTGTGACCGTGACGAGGTAACTGAGGCACTGTTAAAACAACTTCTTTCTCACCACCTGTTTTTCCTATAGTATCAAATTCTATTTCGCTACTATTATATCCTACAATCATTTTACCTAGAATATTATCAGTTCCATTTTGTCCATTAGCAATAAACCAGTTATTAGGTAAATCTCTATTAGTAACATTTCTACCTACCCATTTAACTTCTTTGTGTATCGTTTGAACTTCTAATTGTTGAATTTTAGTGTTTGTGTTATTTAATTGATTTTGAAGGTTCTGTATATTCGTTTCAAGTGTGTTTATTTCACTTTGAAATTGATTTTCAAGAGTATTGAAATTGGTTTGAGTATTATTTTCTAACGTATCAACATTGTTGTTAGTAACATTAATGCGATTATTTAAAGTATTGATGTTATTCTTAGTCACTTGAAGGTTATCAATTCTTTTTAATTCGCTCCAAGCTATACTATCTATACCAGATCCAAATTTTGCATACCTTTTAAAATATGTATCTCTACTTTGTCCGTCTTCAAATTCAACTTGAGTAATTTCCTCTACAATAATTATTGTTGATTGCTTTAAGCCACCTTTAAATTCTAATAATTCTCCATTTATGTATACTATACCATCACTTATATCTTGACCAGTTTCAATACATCCTTTTATAATAGATTTATTTCCTGTAATTTCACCTAATTCATTAAAGATGGAATATGTATTTTGCATTTCATGAAGCGTATTAGTTTCTAATGGAAAACCAATGCTTTGTTGAAAGTTTATTCTATTCATTTGTTACTAGTTTATATCGTTTGGTTGCTGCATTAAATCGGTTTATTAATGCATTTATTTCGTTTTCTTGATTTGATAAATTATTAGGAATTCCTACAATGTAATCTACACCAGTATCTGAATAATCGTCTCTTGAGTTTAATGTGAGTTTCGTTAAAAACAGTGGTGTTTCTTCTGCTCTTGTGTAAATGTAAATTCTTTCGAATCTATTACCGTCAGAGAGTGTAATTTCGCGATTTACAGGATCAAACTGATCGTTTAGAGCCTTTCTTAAATAACATACTTGAGCGTTATGTTTTAAGTAGAAAAAGTCATCTTGTTGATCGATTATAAATTTATCGTAAAGACTACTCAAAGGAGTAATTAATACTTTTAAAAAAGCTATAATTTTAGGCTTTCTTAAATGTGTAGGTAATAATAGAGTAGTCCATTTAAAAATGTCTATTCTATACCACATATTTAATATCATTAAAATTTACGATTTCAAAATATCCACTTTCTGGAATACGTTTGGTGTCTATCTCATTGGGTACACCATATTCTCCCAGCACAGGATTAATCCAGCTACTCATAGCTCTTTGAATTTCAGCTATTTTTATACCATCGATTTTTCGTAATCTGATTTCTAAATCTTGAAGAACTAATTCACCATTAAAAGGAAGTTCTTTTAAAAATTGAATAATAGTTTCTTCTACCGGATTATTACCATCTCGTTTGTGTAAACCATTGGAGTTTAAGACTAAAGGATCTATCTGAATTTCCATATTCAAAAACAATTTATCTGGGAATGAATTGGTGACAGATATTCGAGTTCCTGCAATTTTAATTTCTTCAAAGTAAGCTTGTACAGCTTTTTCTACTTCATTAGTAATAGGTTTAAGTTTGCTATTTTCTTCTGTAGCTATTTTTATAACAACTGTTCCTAAATTATCACCTTCAGTAACTGCAGCATATTTGATAATCTTTGAATCCTCAATTTCTTCTTCAGTAGCATCGGTATTATCGAAAAGATCACTATCTGTGATTAAATCAAATCCGTTTTGAAAATCTAAAGCTTTCTTTCTATACCATGCTAAAGTTCCGTATTTTTCATTTTTCAATGCAGTGTCTACATTTTTTCTATGCGCATCAAAATAAGTTTTGATGTCTTGAAAACTTACTGCTACTATGTAAAGTATTAAATTCCATATAGAGGTTTTACTTTTGCTATTTAGTTCAGCTAAATCAATTTCATTGTCTTTAGCTAAAATCATTTTATTTTTAATTTCTTGTACAGTAGCCATGGTTATCTTGTTTTTATATAGCTATTTATTGAAAGGTGTTTGTAATAAAGATTCTCTAAAAAATGTAAAATTTTTAGTCTAGGTATTAATCCTATTTTCCACTTGTAATATTCTGTATTAGAGAAGACAAAAGCTTCGTAAATGCTTCCGAAATATTCTATTTCACTAATTTTTTCTGTCCATAGTCTTTTGTGAATTAATTTGGAAATCACTCTCCTTCGTGATAAAGGAGAGTTTAATTTCCAGGGATTAGCTTTACTAAATAATCGGGTGGTGTATCCTTTCGGAATTAGTAATAATCTGCCATCAGATAGTCTAACTTCAATAGATTCTGTCATCATAAAATGATTTTTTTCAGAAGAATAGATTAAAGGGATTTTCTTAGGGCACTCTAAGTAGTTAATTTTCATTTTCATTTTTATTTGGTTTAACGAGTAAGCTATATTAAGATTTGTAAGCTGTTTTGGTATTATAATTAGCTTATTTTTAACTTTTTCGTTGGTTTGTTTTAACTACTTTTCTCAGTTTTATACTTCACTAGTGAGATCATCACTTTTATATTTTTCAAACTCGTCTTTTAAATCGAGATACTTGCCTTTCCATAAATCTAAATTGGTTCTCAATTGTTTTATTTCACATTCCAATTCACTAAATTTTTCATCATATCTCTTTTTCAAATCGTCTAAGGCTTCTTGATATAAATCCACTACTTGTTGTTGGTTTTGAGTTTCTCCTTTTACAAGCTCTTGTCTTCTTTTTTTTCTTTCTGTTAAGGCTGTTATGATTCCTCCAGCTCCAAATAGATATCCAATGATAATATCTATGTGATTTTCTAAGAACTCTCTCATACTATGTAACAGTTAGGCTTAATGGAGCACCTTGATTTCCAAGTCCAATTATTGTCATTGTTTTTACGTAAGTGTCTATAGCGCTTGCTAATTGAGAAGCAACTTGTTCGTAGTTGTTTTCTGTGTTATTAGAAGGAGCCAAAATACTTTTGATTTGAGCTTCTAAAGCAACTTTATTTAATGGCATAGCTAAGGTTTTAAAATTTTATCTATTTCAGTATTCAAGGTATCGGTAACAGCAGTTTTAATCTGTGTTATCGCAGCTACATTTGGAGTAACTCCAATGGAAACAACAATTTTATTTACTTCGTCACATAGACTTCCAATCTGATTTTGAATTTCATTAATGATATCTTTTAAACGCACATTGCCTTTTTTAATAAGATATCCGTCATCAGAAATATTTAAAAGAACATCATCTTCTCCTTTTTCAATTGTGTAACCATCTTTATCGATGAGAAAATGAGTTTCTTCAATTGTACCTTCTATACTTTCTACTTCACTCATAGCACTTACAAATAAGGTGTTTTCATCACCGCCTATTCTAGTTACTAGAACAGAAGTTTCTTCTTTTGGGTACTGAACCACTTTGTTGGTGTCATCTATTACACTAGTTAATCGAACTTCATCAAAATCGAAACCATCAGTGTCAACTATTTCAATGGTCTTGGTTTCTTTATCTACTTTAGTGACAGTAGCAATAAATGTTTCTGGGTCTCGTGCAACTAAATGTTTAAATGCGTCTTGTAAATCTTTATCTCTTCCCATATTATCCAATTTTATCTTTAGGAAGAATAATTGCTCCTAGTTCAACTTTTCTTCTAGCGCCATTTTGACCGAACGTTGTTGTAACTTTTGGAACAAAATATTCTACAGGTTTATTTTTAGATGATGTAGCATTTGAAGTTTCACTACTTTGCTGTCCGTTTCTTGAAGGATATCTATTATCAGTTATAGAAACCCCCATTCCACGTGTGGTATATGGAATTAAAAAACTTGTTAAATCTCCACGGTATCCGGTATATTTTAACTTGTCTAATTCAGCTTCTCCACGTTTTTTTAATTCTTTTTCAGACTTTAAATTATAGAAATGGAGTGTTCGTTGTTCGCCTGTTTGTTCTCCAACAACAGTTTCAATTTTTGTGTTATCTTTTTGGACTCCAATTACTTTAACATAAAGCTCTACATCTTCTTTTTTAACGTATTTTAAATCGTGGCTAACTACATTTTTTTGCACATGATAACTAGAAGATTTCCCTAGATTAATATCCATTCTTAATCCTGCATGAAGTTTTCCTTCATCATCTAAGAAAATAGATAAACCATACTCGTCTTTGATTTTCTTTAACGCTTGTGCGCCATTTTTACTTTTTATGGCAAATTTTTCAAAGTTTACATCTGGAATATTTCCGCCTAATTCAATATTAGCATCTTCTTGATTATTGTTGGTTTCATCAAGAATATGAGCAAGAACCTCTTTTAGTGTTGTTTTTTTAAAATTTTTATTGATTCTTGTTTTTCTGATATGATAAACAGCGTCTTCACATTCTATATGTACAATATGATTTTTAGGTCTTACGTGTCTTACAAATCCAGTAAATTCTTCTTCTTCAAATACATTTTTATAAGATAAAGTAATGCTTACTGGCATTCCCACTTTAATTTCATTTTCCAACTGTTTGCGCTCTTTGGTTTTATTACCAGAGTCAAAAAACGCGCTGGCAGGCATTTTAATCACAGCAGTATCAGATAGTAAATCAACAGATTTGACTATTTGTACATCGTGCACACGTTTAAAGGTGTAGTCGCCTATTTTAATGTTACAATCTAATACAAACATAGCTTAACTTAATACGTTTTGTTTCTCTCTATTGTTTAATTCTGCATAGAAATCATCATCACTTATAGCGTCAATAGAATATCGCTGTGAATAAGGTTGACCTTGCATCTTATCTATATTATACCCAGTAATTACGATTTTTTTAATTCCTAGTAATTCTCCTAGTTCATTATTAAATTCTAAAGCTTCTTGTTTTTGACATAAAGCAATAATTTGGTTTACTTGATTTACTGGATATTCTCGTTTTCCTGGTTCTATACAAACTCCTTCAATTTTAATTTTGAAGTCATTAGCACTAATCAGTTCTTTAACAGTTCCTCTGTTTTGACTACCAACAACTACAGTTTGTATGATTCTTTTTTGAGTACTAAAGGTTAAAAGAGGTTCATTAGGTAGTCGCGTTTTATCAATTTCAACATCCATAAAAAATGGAGTTCCTAAATGAGTTCTTCCAATTTTAGCAGTTCCGATACTGTTTTTATTGGTAATACTTTGTTTTAATAAAGATTTATCAAACTCTTTTCCAGACTTGTTATGAGCTTTTTCAACAAACTCTCTAATTTTAAAAATATTTATCATGCTATATCATTTGTTTGCATATGGTTTATTGAATTTAATACTCTTAATAATGAAACTGTTACAGCATCTTCCATTTCATTTGTGCCTTCTTCCAAGTTTTGAGATTGAATCACCATATTTTCTATTAAACGATCGAAATGAACATTGATGTGGGTTTGTTTTTTACCACCATCAGTAATGTTATTTATACCTTGAGTTGTAGTGTTGTTTGTTGTTGAACTATTAGGTGCTTTATCAGGGAATTTGAACCCTTTTTGCATTTTTTTGAGATCAGATTTTAAACCTTTAGAATCAAAAGAAAGACTTCCCATCTTTTTAACTCCATTAAGTACTTGTAAAGCATTTGATGCAGTTTTTTGTTTAAAATCATTTACTCTTTGCTGTCTTTCTTCCTCAATTTTCTTGAGTTTTACTTCAGCTTCGGTTGTTATTTTTTCATTCAGCTTAGCACGTGCTCCAGAAAAATCTCCATCCCATGCAAGTTTTATAGCTGCGCCAACATTTTTTACATATTGAATAGCTCTTTGTCCAAAATCAACAACGTTATACCAAGCTTTTTGAAAACCGTACACAATAGAATCTATAAAGAAGCTAAAGTTCTCTTTTAACTGACTCCAAACGGCACTAAGTATATCTTTAAATCCTTGCCATGCTGTCGCCCATCCTTTGGTGTATTTAATAACAACAGCTATTACTGCAATTAGAGCTACAATTCCAAGAACAATCCATGTGATTGGACTTAAGCCCATAATTATATTCCAAATTAACCAAGCGCCAGCGACAGCTCCAATAATTGGTGCGGCAGGTTTTAAAACTTCGAATAAAGTATTTAAACCTAAAGCGATGTATGAAATCGGAGTTACTAAGAAGTCTAATACTTTTTTGAAAATACTTATTGCTCCGGCAGCAGCAGAAGTTCCTTCTTTAAGTCCGAACATTGCTCTTAAGAAGCCTCCAATAGTTCCAGCAAGATTAACAATCATACTAATAATTGGCTCGGCGGCTTTAGATATTGTTTTGAAACCTTTTACAAATTCGGTAGCAAAATCAATAAGTTTATTCGCGACTGGTTTAAATACACTAGTAATTCTGCTAAATTCTTTTTTGTAGAGCTTATTCAGATTATCCAGTTTCTTTTTATCTCCAAATTTTTTCACAAACTTACTTACACTGTCATAAGCTGACTTTAGCTTTCCTTTTACACCTTTGAAATTTAAAGAAGGGACTGCATACTTCTTTTGAAATGCTTCATATTTCTCTTTAAACTTTCCGTACTTTTCAACAACAGTTTTAATCAGTTTAAAAGGTGATTGAAGTACTTTTTTTACAGCTGATGCTGCTTTTTTTGCAGCTCCTAAAGCTTTGTTAGCCAACGATACTAATCGTCCTCCTACTGTTTTTAAAGCATTGCCTAAAAGTTGTAATTTTTTTGATGTTTTTTCACTAAGTATAACAAGGTTTATGGCAGCTGTTTTTAGTAAGTTAGATACTGAGTTGAGCCTTGATTTAGCGGCATTTCCTAAATCACCTAATCCCTTTTTAATAATATTAACAGATGAATTGGCAATCTTTTTTATACCAGAACCAAAAGTTTCTACGATATCTTGTATTTGACTTTTACTAGGTAAAAATTTAGTAAAGCTGTTTATTCTTTTTTGAACCTTAGTTAACGTCTCTACGTATTTTTTGTTTACTTTACTTGCAAAATCGATAATAGTCTTACTAGCAAGATTATATTTCTTTTTTGCAGTATCAGCTATTGTATTTAATCCATTTTTAATTTTATCTATGTGAGGTTTAAGTTTATTAGATAGAATCGAAAATTTTTCTTGAATATATTTTGAAACTTTTTGTGTTCTAAAATCTATAATTGTGTAAGCTTTTCTAAAGCTTGATTTAATTTTATTACCTAAATTTTCAACAGATTTAGCTACTACATTAAAGTTTTTGTTAGCGACACGTGCAAAAGTGATTAAGTTTTCCTTAAAATCATCAATATAGGGTTTCGTAATTTTAGATAAGTCAGAAAACCTATTTTGTATTTTGCTAAAGATTACCTGTGTTCTAGAGTTGATGCTTTTTAGTACTTTTTCATACTTTTCATTAACTCTTGAAGAGAAATCAGTAATTCTTTTTGTAGCTTCCTCATATCGTTTATTTGCAGATTCTGCTAGTTTTCCAAAAGAATCTTTAGCCTTTTTTACGTGTGGCTCTATGGTTTTGCTAATAGCTTCTCCAAGAGGTTTAAAAGCATCAGAGGTTTTCTCAACTGCTTTTTGAATATCATCAAATCCACTCTTTAAATCATCTAAATGTTCTTGATATGTAACAGTGTTTTTAGAAGCATTGTTAATGCCCTTATCTAAATCTCCAATTGTAGAAGTAAGATTTTTAAATACTTTTATTAATTCTTCCATGGTTATGATATAGTTTAACTCGCGGCTTTAGCTTCTTTTTGTCTAATATCTTCAAGTTGTTTGAACTTCTCTGCCCACTGTTTATCAGTTAGGGCAGAGGGTTCAATATTCAAGTGATACTGCATAAGTGTATCTACATAAGTAATCCAGTTATGTTTCGGGTCCCCTTTGGCACCCTCTAGCACTTTTTTAGCTCAGCCTCTTTTATTTCGATTAGTTTATCAATTTGACCTGCTGCTGCGAAGAATAAACTATCATTAGTTTTAATGTCTTCATCTCCACCTAACCAACAGTTTTCTAGAACTACTTCAGCAAAACCTAATGGGTTTGTTTGCGCATTTGTCATTGCATATGAAAGTGTTTTACGGTCTGGTTTTTTTAAGTAACCCTTTTTTCCGTCTACGGCTACTTCGAATACTTCTCCGTGTTGTTGCTTCCAGCTGTTGATTTGTTCTTTATTGATTTTCATAATTGTAAATGTTTATAGTTTTAAAGTATTTGTGTTTTGAATCTAATTCATTGGTAAAAAGATGTTTGTTGAAGAAAGGAGCAAGGCTTTCTAATAAAGAGCTTATTATTAGCCCTGCTCCTGAAGAATGAAACAAATACACTAGCTAAAAAACTAATCTTTTGTTCACAAACACTAATTACCGAGTGTTGGTGTTTATGCAGCTAATCTGCGTAAGTACATGATTGGTAAAGTGATTTCCATGAATTTATCACCTTGTTTTAATTCTCTGTTATCTTCAGTGAATTCTACTCCTTTCAACATGTATGTTGCAATTTTATCTGGTGCAGAATTTCTTACAAAAGAAACAGTAATATCGAATGGAGGTAAATCTGTTAAATCTTCTTCCGGAGATAATAATAATTGTAAAGCTTCTACTTCGCTTTGTAATAATGTTAATTCTCCTTCTGGAGTTTTATTACCGTATTGAATCGCATGAGGATCTTCTCCTCTTGCCATTAAGTATTCTTTTTCTCTTTTTACGGAAAACTTTACTCCACGAACACGAGTAAGAATTCTACCTAACATTACAATTTGTACGTCTGCCCAACGATACTCAGGGCTTTTACTATCAAAAGTCATTTTTTAAATTATTAATAAGTTAATACGTTATTTTTTGTTGCTTACGATAAGCTAGTTGTAAAGCCTAATTCAACAGTGATATACTTCGCATATCCTACAGGTAAAATATCTAATGATACTTTTACTTCGTTGGTTGCTAATACGTCTTGAGCTGGATCAATAGAAGTTCTAACAGCAGAGATTTCACCATTTTGAGTCATAGTTAAATTGATTGCATTATCAACTAAACCTTCCCAACTCTTAATTAAAGCTGGAGCAATTTTTCCGTTAGCCTCTAAAGGGATTTCATCTAAGATTTCGTTTACGAATACATCATAAGCTACACGTCTGGCTTTGTAGATTGTACGAACTCTTGTGATGTTGTTTAAATCATCATTTCCGTTAGTACAAGTTGGAGCATCGTTGAAGAAATATCCAGAACGACCTACAAAAGATCTTAAGAAGATGTAACCTTTGTCATGAATGTTATCCCATGCGTTTTCTAACTCTTCAATAGCTTGTTCGTTAGTGAAATAACCCTTAGTTGCAGGTAGCGATCCTGATTTAACTCGCCCAGGATTTCTCATAACAGGATCTTTAGCTAATCGACCTAATAACAACCCTACAGCAGCGTTTTTGCCTCCGTCAGTATTTGCTAATAAAATTGAAACAAACTCTTTATCAGATTCGGTATAATCTTTTAAGTCACCTACGGTTCCATTAAAATCTTTTCCGTCAATAATAACTGAAGCTTCTTTGTATTTACTAGCGTAACCTTTAATAAGAGTTTGTGCCTTTGTAACTGCGTTATCTACGTCTTCATCAACACCATTTGCAAGTGTTACAGTTCCTGAAGATTCTCTAGATACAGCGATTAATCTTACAGCTCCTTTGGCATCATCTAATAATTTCTTAGCGAAATCTTGGTCAGCAGATACCATATCTTCCATAGATACAGTGTCAGCTACTAACATTAACCAAAGTTGAGTACCATTACCAGCTTCTTCGTAGAATTGTTTTACGTGTTTATAAGCATAAGGATTGTCATCTGCTGTGATACCAGCAGCTTCAGCTTCATCTAAGCTAAATACTTGGAAAGATTTTCCAATTTGAGCGCCATCTACAACAGAAACTCCTGTTAAAATCATAGCAGATACGCCATCTTCGGTTTGAGCAACTTGCCCTAAACCATCATTGTTTACATTAATTTTTACTTTAGGTAATCCATTCATTTTTTTATAGGATTTTTGGTTTAACAAATTTCATAATCGTTCCTCCTAGGAAAAGCAGTAGCACAATACCGCCAATCCAAATCAGAGGCTTCAACAGTTCAGGAATGTATTTTTCGGGTATAATTATAGTTTCCTGATGATGTTGGTTAATCTCTTTATAGTGTCTTATAATTTCTTTTTGTAGTGCTAAAAGTTCTTTTAGTTCATCTGCTATACATTCGGCTTCAATAGTATTTCCTACTCTTTTAATGCTTAATTGTGTGTGTTTAGAGCGTTTTACAATAGCTTCTTTAGTAAGTTTATTGATAGTCTCTTTAAGTTTTACAGTATCAGCTTTTCTCGCAATCACAATGGTGTCTATTGTGTGAGATTCTCTGTGGATAGAATCTTTAATCTTAATAGTCTTTTGTGTTGCAGGTAGCTTTTTAAAACTTTTACAAGAATTGCTTAAAAGAGAGAGAAATATGAAATAGCTTAAAAGCTTAATTTTTCTCTTCATATATTTTTATAGATCGCAATACTCTTTTTGAGCATCAAAACAAGGGCAAGCTTTTATAAATTCAAAAGGTTCTATAATGCCATTTTTATTAATGTCTCTCGAAAAATCTCTATGTCCAAGAATCTCTGCTTGTGGATATTTTTCTTTTAAGTTTAATAGCAAACTCTTTAAAGCTCTTTTTTGTTTTCTGTTTCTTGTGTCTTTTGGAGATAGTCTTTTATTTAATCCGCCAACATATACAATGCCAATTGAGTTTCTGTTGTGTCCTTTAACATGAGCTCCAATTTTGTATTCAGGTCGTCCTTGTTCTATAGTTCCGTCTAGCTTAATAACATAATGGTATCCTATTCCTTTCCAACCTCTTTTTTTATGCCACAAATCAATATCTTTTGTTGAAAATTCTCTTCCTGATACAGTGGCAGTACAATGAATAACAATGTGTGTAATTTTTCTCATTCTTTTTCTTTTTGATTTCCCCGAAGGGTTTGCAGCTTCCTCATTCATAAGAGGAGGAAAACTGCCTTTTTGTTGACTCTTAAATAGTATAGTTTTTATACTTCGTTTGAGTTGTTTGACGATGCAAAGATGGGACAGAATTAAGGTTCTGACAACTTGATTATCAGTGCTTGCGTTTTGATTTGCAATGGTTGTATTTTGATTTACAATGGTTGATTTTACGTTTTAAAAATCCATGTAGTTAAAGCAACTTTGTATCAGAATTTAAACTAAAAAAATATGAACGATTTTAAATTAGATGAAACAGGTGATCTATTAATAGTAAATGGAGATTTTGTAATCACAGACGCTACTTTACAGCATCAAGAACACATTATTTTGGCACAGAAAGGAGAGTATAAAGAGTATCCAGAAATAGGAGTAGGAATTTCTAATATGCTTAATGATGAAAATCCAAGAGATATTATTACTCAGATTAGAAGAAATTTTGAATATGATGGTATGGAAGTAAAACAATTAGATTTTAATCCAGAAGGAGATATTATTATTGATGCTCCGTATGGTGATTTATAATTTTTAAAAAAAATAAAAATATGAGTGTAAGAAAAGAAATTTACGAGTTAGTATCTACAAAGTTAGCTGCATTGGGAACATTTAATGAAATAGATCTATATAAAGGTCAGTTCGATGAAGAAAGCAGTGATGATTTAAGTAGTTTTCCAGCAGCCTATATTTCTATTGGAAGTATAAGTTACGAAGATATGGTGCTTAATGTACTAGAGGGAAGTTTACTTTTAGATGTATATGTTTTTTTTGAACAAAATACAGATACAAAAGTAGGAGCTAGTAACCAGGAGTTATCTCTTGCTATTTTGTCTACCATAGATAATGTGGTCGAGTCTATACAGAGTACATCTGGTAATTTCTTCACAGATTTAACACAAACTGCTGAAGAAGATTTAACCCCTACTTATAAAAGGCCAGTTTATAAAATAACGTTTTCTACAAATATTTATAAAAAAGTAGATGCTGTTAATTATATTTTAAACTAGTTTAAAAAGGCGCTTTTATAAGCGCCTTCATTATTTAATATTGCAGAAATAGTTCGTTTACTGATAAAAAATTCAAGAGATAAAGTTTCTAAAACTGCATCGTATTTCCATTTTGGATATTTTGTTGAAATTTGACTGAAGCGTTGTTTTACTTTTTGGTTTCTTAATGCAATCAAATTGTTATTTCTTGCCATAGATCTTTATTTTTTGGAGGTTTTGAGTATGAATGAATCATACAATTTTGTTTTTATTTATAGATTTTTCTTACTGTTTTTCTCTTCTAAGAGGAAATGTATCACGATAGCACAAATCATAACCATCGCTGTATTTGCTTGTATTTTTAGTAACATACTTACATCTATTGAGGTTAACTGTATTAAGATTACTGTAATTAATAATGCAATGCATGATATTCCAATGATAATGAGTCTAAAATTTTCCATATTTACAAGCTAGAGAATTGAATATTAATATCTTTCCATTTATTGTTTTCATCCCTAGTCTTTACTCTACAGTATTTAGATGAGCCTGAAACACGCTGACAATCACTTAGTTTTTCAAATTCTTCGATTAGTTTTTCGTCTCCCATGTCTTTTACTTGTTTACGGGCTTTAGCAAGTAGTTTCGGGTCATACTCACCTTTATTTCCTTTGATCAATAAACCATCTAGAATATTGTATAAACCTTTATTTCGATTGGCAAACTTGTTTCTGAAGATTTCTTTGATAGCATTAATATGAACGTTTGCCTCTTCAGTAAATTCAATTCTTTCTTGATAATCGACTGTTATCATGATGTTTCCTTCTTTGTTTTTCCTTGAAAATGATTTTACATCTTTAGGTTTTTTTCCATTTAAATTATACATTTCTCTGTATAATCTATTAGCTTCTTTAATGGTTTCTTCTTTAAGTAATTTTAATTGAGATGAAAGATTAGAAAATTTCTCTGCTGTTTTATTACAAAACTTTTCATTTTCTTTTTCTAATTGAGCTCTTTTGTTTTGATAAACTAATTTTCTTTCTTGTTGTTTTTTAGCTAAAGCAATAGCTAATTGATGTTCGGTTAATGTGTCGAGGTTAATTAAGGTATTCATAAGCTTATTTTTTTAGTTGTATTAAATTATTTCAGGTTTTACCCAGTTTTCTTCAATGATACAGTCGTTTATATCCAGTACTTTGTCATTAACAATTTCGCTAATGGTGTATCTAGGCTGTGAACTCTGACCATCAAGTACTCTAAACCATGAAGCTATTTCAAGATTACAGCAAATACCTTCACCGATAGTCATAATTTTTTGCTCATTTCTACTGTAAGCAATAGCGTTTCTTAACTCTTTAATTCTAGTTTCTATTTCTCTTAATCTCATTTTGTTGGTTTTTTTTAAGTTCTAATTCAATTTCATTTTTGTCTTTTAATAATGCAGCATAAATTTCATCGTCAAAATTTTGGGAAAGCATTAAATCATATTCTTCTATTCGTTTTCTTAGTTTTTTTTGTGTTTTCATAATTTTTAATTTTTAAGGAGTTGTTAATTTTTAATTGATTCTTCATAGTTTTTTAATTTGTTGAAAATTATCTTTTTTTATTAATAATAAATCTATTTTATACATTCGTTAATTGGATAGTTTTTAATGAATTTATTGCCTTAATTAATGAGTTTTTATAAATCATTAAGATTTAAGCATAGTTGTTGTGTTTATAGATAATTTTCAATTTTTAGGGTGTAAATATTTTTTTAAGAGTTATATTTACATATATTTGTCTTCGGAATTATTTACACGACAAATATAGTAGATAATTTTCAACAAAAAAAGAAATTAGAAGAAAATTATTTCTTTTTTTGGTTCAATTTTTAGTTTGCTAGTGTTTCCCCCGTAAATTCTTCAAAAGATTAAAAAGTAAGTTTAGTTTAGGTAGGTTTAAAAACTTTTTTGTTTTAAAAGTTCCTTTCGTTACATTATATATAGAATAATAGTTGAATATGGAAATAAAAGTAAGTTTGTTATGAGTACAATAGATAGGATAAAAATTTTAGCTGATCATGAGGATATTAAAATTACAGCATTAGAAAAGCAGATAGGGGCAAGTAAAGGAGTTTTAAGTAGGGCTTTTAATAATAAAACAGATATCCAAAGTAAATGGTTAACTAAAATAATTGAAAATTATCCCCATTTTGATTCGTTGTGGTTGTTGACTGGAAAAGGGAGTATGTTGGTTAGAGAAAATCTGTCAATGAATACGGATGAGGTTGTAGTTGCAAATAATGTTTTTAAATTAAAGACAGATCATTCTATTAGAAAGCAATCAGTTCCTTTGTATAATGTTGAAGCTGCTGCAGGTTTGGTGGAGTTGTTTCAGTCTCATGGAGATACGCAGCCAGTTGGTACATTAAATATTCCTAATCTTCCGAAATGTGATGGAGCTGTTTTTGTTACGGGAGATAGTATGTATCCTTTGTTGAAAAGTGGAGATATTGTTGCTTATAAGCAGATTTATGATTTTTACTCTGAGATTTTCTGGGGGGAAATGTATTTGATTTCGGTTGAAGTGGCAGAAGAGGAGTTTATAAGCGTTAAATATATTCAGAAATCAGAAAGAGGAGAGGGTTATATTAAGTTAGTTTCTCAAAATAAGCACCATCAGCCTAAAGATATTAAAATGTCTAAAATAAGAGCTATGGCTTTGGTAAAAGCTTCAGTAAGGATGAACTCTATGGGTTGA